TATTCCCCGAGGATGTCGCAATTCAGTCATCCCTAGAGTCCTTCGAAGACATTGTGCGCATCAACTTCAAGAAGCCTGCCCAGATGTTTGCAGAGACAATTGGCCCCCATCTGATGAAGATCATGCACCACGACGAGACCGTTTTTGACGAGATCAACATGCCAGGAGTGGATTTCAAGAAGCTATGGAAATCTGATATTTCAGACAATACAAAGAATGCAATTTTCTGCTACCTCAAGCAACTGCTGCTGCTCTGTGCCCAAAAGTGATAAAGAGTAGCCACATCATATCGACACATTAAAGATATAATGATAAGTGTAAAAATCACACATAAATGGGTTTCGTTTACAAGCTCACGCTCAAGAAGAAGTCCAGAAAAGCATACATCGGGCAAACACTTCGTGACATAGAAGACCGCTTGAAGGAGCACCAACAGCTGAGCAGCGGGTGTAGGGCGATCTCGGCCGCCATCCAGAAGCACGGGTGGGAGAACTTTGAGAAGGAGTGGTATGAGGTTCCAGATGAGGACCTCAATTTCTACGAGGAGATGTTGGTGGCACTACTTGGGACGCTTGCTCCTGGGGGTTACAATCTCAAGGAAGGTGGTGGTGCCACTGGGAAGATGAGTGAGGAGTCCAAGAAAAAAATGAGCGAAGCACTATCCGGTGAGAAGCATCCTATGTATGGAAAGGAACATACTGAGGGAAGCAAGCAAAAAATGAGGGAAGCAAACTCCGGTGAGAAGCATCCTATGTATGGGAAGACACTGAGTGGAGAAATCAAGAAAAAACTGAGCGAAGCACTATCCGGTGAGAAGCATCCTATGTATGGAAAGACGCCAAGTGATAAAACCAAGCAAAAAATGAGCGATGCACGAACCGGTGAGAAGCATCATATGTATGGGAAGACACACACGAAAGAGACCAAGAAAAAAATCAGCAAAGCAATGACTGGTGAAAAGCATCATGCATCCAAGAGAGTGTATCAGTATACTCTTGATGGCACGTATGTGGATGATTTTGCTTCGGGCGAAGAAGCTGCACAAACTCTTGGAAAGACTGATGGATCTTCTATAAGAAAATGTGTTCGTGACAAACTCAAGTCTGCGTATGGTTTCAAGTGGTATAGTGAAAAGTTGTGATATGCCAAATTTCATTGGCAAATCATATTATATGTAAATGAAATTAAATTCTGAATGTCTGCAAATATGCGAAAGTAAGGAGACCTGCCACGAGAGCATGAACAAGCAGACCGGTTGCTGTAGGGGCACCCATCACCACAAAGGGCACGCCCGCCATCTTGCCTATGAAGCTATCGGTAACCTGGTATGTCACGGGAGAGCCTACAATTAGGAAAACAACCATGACGAAAAGCACGAGCTGAATCTTTACGGGCAGCATTTGTGTATATATGTTAGCCTAACATTTTTTTTCTTATACTTATGTTAAATCTAAAAAAAAAAATTATATTAGAGTAGTATACACCATGGTCGCCAACAACAAGAAGACTTTCATCCTAGAGGATGCTGCTGGCAAGGCAATTGGCACTTTCACCGGTGCCTCCCCTGGCATTGCTGCACGCAAGGCTGCTACCAAGGGCCACAAGGACATCATCCTCCGCGAGACCGGTGTTCATGACCGCGTGCGCCTCTATAAGGGCGTTGTGGAGAAGATTGACCCTCCCAAGGAAGTCATGATTGGCGGCAAAATGGTTCTCATCGCCAAGGAGTCCAAGGCCAAGTTTATTCGCGTAGAAATGAAGGAGGGCAAGAAGCCTGCCAGTTCTGAATAATATATTAACTTTAGCTATACACAAATGGCTCCATCAAAGTATGTTTACACTGGCAAGAAAGATGCTAAGTCTAGGATGATCTTCAGAGGGCCCAAGGGAGGTTTGTTCGTACGCGGACCTTCAGGCAAGAAGATTGCCCCTGCAACAGGACCTGCTCGTGCTCGGTCTCCTATGCGTCGTGCCATGAGCCCTATGCGTCGTCGTTAAGCTGAAATAGTCTGTTTTGAAGATGATTGATATCATATTTCAAATTTACACAAGTTACATAATCAAAAGAACTCAGACACCTCAGTCTTTGACACCTTGAAAACCTTGGGGTCTGGCGTAGAAATGTCCAGCCGTTTCAGAGAAACTGCCAATGGTTGCTGCTCTTTCTTTGCCGCCAAGCTTGTGGCATAACTTACCCCCCGCTTGTCAAGTTCCGCCTTTGCAATACCTTGCTCCATATGTCCTCTGCAATACCCGCCAGAAACAGCTTGCCGCGAACAAGGTTTGTTCTTTATCGTGTGCCCCTTGCACACCTGCTTCCCAGTTGCAAGAATCGTATGTGCCTCCACAATGTCGTCCTTGTACTCCGATACAAGTTTAGAAAAGTCCAAGTTATAGTCCTGCGCGACCCTGAGCAACAAATCATCTACTGCTGCCGACACTATGATGCCTGCGCATTCCTCAAGTTTCTTAACACCATTTGTCGCATCAACAAGAGCATTTATGAACCTAGAATCCATTTACGATACATCAAGAAAACTCAATATCTATACACCAGTGTGTCGATATATCAAAGAGTCTTAGAAAGTGCAATGGCATCTTCCACAGCCTTGGCAAATGCCTTGGTACCGGCAAACTCAAGAACTGCCTCACGGTACTTGGCCACATTCTGGCGCATACCTGAGATTTGTTCATCACTTAGCGAGTCAATCAGTTCCTGGAGCTTAACACCAGTGTCAATACCACGTTTCTTCAAGTCAAAGAAAGCACCATCAGGCCCCTCTGGGATGAGGCCAGAGAGCTTGTCAAATACATTACCATAATAAAGAGGAATGCAACCCGCGCTCAGAGCATCATAGAACTTCTCGGACACGTACCCGGGTGCGTCACAGTTCTCGATACTGATGTCAAAGACAAAGTTCTGTTTGTGGTCGACGGAAGACTTATCGTCACGTGACCGGTGGTTTCCGTGACCGAGTTTGATGTTCACACCATCTGCTACATCGGACCAGTTCATTCCAAACACGGTAATGTCCTTTTGACCCTTGACAAGGTCTTCGCGCAGGTAGTCCAGGCATTTTAGCTGGCACCCAATTACCGAATATTCCTTGTGGTTGAACAACTCAGGACGGCGCTCTAGCACAAGACCCACCGAGCGACCAAAGCCCTTGTTGTTGCGGAGCAGGATAGCCCTGTCAAGAGGGTCATCCAGAGTTCCATGGTGACAGTTGTGCGGTGTGTACACAGTGGGAAAGTCAGAAGTCAACAAGGGAGTAAAGTATGTCAGGACAACGTCAAAGTACTCCTGGAGGAACTTGGGAATGCTCCACTGACCTGTGTGGCGGATATTAGGACTCTCCAGGGTATATACAATCCTGCCGAGGTCCTTGCGCTCCTTTAGGAACTCCAGAGGGAGCTCTCCGGGGTTACACAAGCTCACAAGAACAGTAGACCCCTCTGGAATATTGGGGGCGTTGGTGAACCCGTTGAGCAGATTATACTTGCCACCATTGAGACCGTCAAGTCCGCGAAGAAGAGTCATCTGCCACTCGTGCAGGGCAAAGGACTGGTGAGAGTACATCTTCCGAGCCATTAGGAAGTCATCGGTCGCTTTTTTGTTGAAGTGGAAGATGTAGATATCTTGGAACTTCTCAAAGTCATAGCCAAAGTTCTGGTTGCCCTGCGAGAAAAACTCTGGCTTCACAGACAGGCCCGTGGATCCTAGGCGATACCCAAGGTGATGCTTCCGGATAACAGTGTGAGGAGCACTCTGAAGCAGCACTTTGCATAGCTCACGGTCTGGTTCGGGCTTTCCAGTAGGGTCGCGGAACCGCGCATTCCAGATTGGACCCGCCATGATGGCAAGATCCCTGTCCAACATATAGCAGGATGTGTCAATGAGGTAATTCCCTGGACCGTATACTGCGTGGGAAATTCCTCCTAGGGACTCACAGTTGTCCTCCCCAACACGATTTCCATCTGCGTCCATCAGATACCGCAGGCAATAACTCCACTTGGATTTGTTGGAGATGAGCCCGCGGAGCAGATCCGCATACTGGGTAGGGGCCACAACATTGTCATCGTCAAGATATGCGACATAATCAGATGTCACGAGGAAAGGCACAGAGCCGTACACACGATGCCCGTTCCATCCACCAGCGCCCACATTCTTAGGGAGAACAAACTTCACCACGGTGTGTTTGCCTTCGAACTTAGAAAGTACTAGGTCGACCTTTGCCTCGTGTTCCTTGCCATCTACAACAACCCAGTGCTCGATGTTGGGGAGGGTAGACTTCTGGACGGACTCAATGCAAGCCTCAAGGAACTTACCACCAGTCGTCGGTGTGATAACTGCGAGCTTAGGAAGACGCATCTGGCGCCTGTGATGCTCGAACAAGTTATACATGACACCATCAGGGCCCTTAGAGTCAATCTCGATAACATCCTCTACTGAGGGGTCCAGTTTACCCCACTGGGAAGCATTACGGCAAATTGCAATCTTAGGGTGATCAAAAGCAAGGACGCTCAGGATGCTCTGGTCATGGCGACAGTCGATAACATCAGAGTCCTTCCCGGAGTCGTTAACCATGTCAATGTCCAGGCAACAGTTCATGTATTGCTGGACAAAAGCCCTAGACTCCGGGCAGTTCCTGTACACCTGGAAAGACGCCTCTAGCATGATGCTGTCGCCTGCCTTGGGACCACCGAGGCAATTGAGAATGGACTTCTTGGTCCACTTCTTTACGCGGTAATCATTTTCTTTGGCGCTCCAGTTTCCAAGGCGTTGTAGCAGGATAGGCTTATCCTTGGTGACAAAGTCAACATATGGTTGGATGGAACGCTCAAAAACTGTCGCACTGTCAATGTAAACAAGGACCGCACCGTCCTCCGTCTTGGACATCACATTCCTTATGAGGAAACTCTTCCAGGCCCACCACCCAAAACCACGATTTCCATCCGCGAAGTGCCCAGGGAAGGTATCCATCAGCCATTCGATGTCTTTAGGGCCATAGACATGGAACTCGGAGAACTCACCAGTGGTGAGAGCGGAGTGCTTCAGAGCGGCCGCAGAGCCTGCGAAAGAGTCGGTGGCGAAGGTGAAACCAATGACACGCATTGTTATAGTAAAGACTAAAATACCAAGAATTTAACAAACTGTATGTATCAACTTTTGTCGCTATAAATCTATATCGACGAAACCTTGAGTATACCATAGAGAGAACTATGTACACTAGGATGTGTTTTGTTCACTATGACGGGAGGTGGCAGGGGTCCAACCTATTTGATAAGGAACACAGACATTTGTATTGTATATATAGACTACAGTTTAGAAATATGAGTTACATAGGACAAACAAATTGTACTAAGACTAGATTTATTAAACATCGCTCAACTAGAGCCGATTGTAGATTTATTCATAATATAATCAAGAAATATGGGTGGGAAAGTATACAGATATATATTATTCGAACAGGATTGACATTAGAACAAGCAAACACACTAGAGACTCTGAACATAAAGCTATTTAATACTCTAGTGCCTAATGGGTACAATCTTACAATGGGTGGAGATAGCAGGACTCCCAGTGAAGAAACTAAAAAACTTACAAGCAAAAGTATGAAAGAGCATTGGAAAAATGGTCCCAAGTCTAAAAACAATGACAGAGATGCTAAAAGATTACTTATGACTTCTTTATGGTTGAATGAAGAATTTAGACATACCATGTATAATTTTACAAGCAATAGAATGAAAGAATTGTGGTCTACGACTATTTTTCGTACCAATCAATCTAATAAAATGAAAGATGTATGGGCCAATGTGGCGTTCAAATATAAGATGTATTCTATTTTTACTAGTGATGAATATACAAAAAAGTTGAGTTTGAAACAAACTGCCAGATTCTCAACCATAGAAGGAAAAGAAGCTGCACGCATTTCACATAGTCATATGCGAAAATTTACAGATGAAGAAGTCATATCAGCAAATATCAAGTGCAATGGAAGTGTCAAACAAATGATGGGAATTTTACATTGTGGACATACTGCTATTAATAGAGCAAAGAAACGTCTGGGTCTCTGTAGACCTTGGAAATCTCCAGAAACTTCTGTAAAATCATAAATAAAGTCGCAGAAAATCACTAAAAAGCATAGAAAAAACTCGACGTGTGTGTAAAAATGCGTTAAAATTCAAAAAAAAAATATTTACTAAAGATATAAACAAGTATGGCAGGAGGACTTAAATAGCTGATTGAGTCAAAAAGCGTTTGGGGAGAAGTATGTGGATATCTTCTCTATAAATCCATTGTCATTCCACAACATGTTGTAAAGGCTTCATGTTATGCATTCGCTAGTAATCTGTAAAGATTGCGAGACTGCTTGTTGCGGGAAACCCCTTAGAGCCCAAGGTACCAAGGCTGATTGCGAAAGCTTCAGCTGGCCGAGAACAGAACTCGGGTATGGTAATAATCCTTGGGATTGGGCAATCCGCATGGTAACTTCCTACGTGCGCTATGTCAAGCATACGGAAGGCCGTCAGAGACTGAACGGCAGTCGGTGTCCTATTATGAGTGTAGACAAACTCTAGGATGCTTAAGATACAGTCCACCCCATTGGGAAACCTCTGGGATTAAGTGTCACAGCTAGTCGCCTATGGTGCCCAGGACGTTTACCTGACCGGTAACCCTTAATTTCGGGGGTGAAAAGTAGCAGGATGGTGATTGATGTAGATAAATCATCATAAAATCCCTTTAGCATTCTACAATATGTCACAGAACATATTATGCAGCTGCTAGTAATCTTTCAAGATTGCAACATTGCCAAACTGCGGGAACCCCCTAAAGCATATGATACCAAGGCTGATTGCGAAAGCATCAGCTGGCCAAGAGAAGACCTTGGGTATGGTAATAATTCATATGATGTTCCAATGGGAAATCCGCATCCAAGCTCCTAAGGACATTAAGTCTAGTCTATGGAGAAGGTTCAACGACTAAATGGTAATGGGCTTCCAATAATGAGTGTAGACAAACTCTAGGATGCTTAAGATATAGTCTATTCCCTTCAAATATTGCGAAAGCAAGGGTATTAAAGCAAATTACATTCTTCAAGACCGTATACAGACGCTACACCAACTTTGCCGTTGAGTCCATCCAGCAAACTATTAATGGATCTGTGGGCTTCGGCAACAAGGTGTCTACACAGATCTCCAGAAATGGTGACCTGATAACCGACATCGTGGTCGAGTTCGTGCTGACCAAGCAGGGCCCCACTTTCTACTGCGCCGAGCAGCTGCTACAGGATGTTGAGCTGGAGATTGGTGGCCAGCGCATCGACAAGCACTACGCCGACTGGTTCCGCATGTACGACTCCCTGTTCCGCATGGACAACGACCGTCAGAACTACCGCCGCATGACTGACTTCGTCAACGACGAGCCCGCCACCGCCGTCAAGCGTTTCTACGTGCCCCTGATCTTCTTCTTCAACCAGACCCCCGGCCTGGCCCTCCCCCTGATTGCCCTACAGTACCACGAGGTGAAGCTTTACTTCACACTGGCATCCACTGTCAACGGTATCACCGCTGTTGAGGGCGGTGCCTCCGTGACCGCTGTTGCCCCCCAGATGAGCGTGTGGGTCGACTACATCTTCCTGGACACCCAGGAGCGCACCCGCTTCGCCCAGCTGCCCCACGAGTACCTGATCGAGCAGCTGCAGTTCACCGGCTCCGAGACCGCCACCCCCTCCACCAGCTCTCAGTCCACCCAGAACATCCGCCTTAATACAATGGGGCGCAAAAGCATTACGCCAATCACATCTGGACACTGTGGTTGGGAAAACCGTTTGGACTTCCAGGCACCAGCAATGGTGCAAGTTTTTTGCTAGTGTGTCGATACACAGAGTGTCATTTGTTCCCGGATACACTCATATCGACATGCAACACTATTAAATTGCGGGAACTCCCTAAAGCTAGAAAAATGACTACCAAAAAGTGTTGTAGTTGTGAAGAACTAAAAGATACGGCAGAATTTACTAAGAGAAAAGCAAGCTGGGACGGTTTACGTGCCAGATGTAAGATATGTGATAAAGCTTATAAAGAAGCTTATATCGCATCTCATCCTGATAAAAAGAAAGCGTGGGATAAGAAATATAAGGATGCTAATGCCGATAAGGTAAAAGCACGAAACACACGCAATTATCAGGATAAATGGGACATACGTAAAGCATATCGCATTGCTAATGAGGCGAAAATTAAAGCATACAACAAAGCATACAAACAAAGGAAGAATGAGTGGATATCTCAGCGCAGACAAAACGATATCAATTTTAAGATATCATATAATCTGCGAACAAGATTTCATTCCTTTCTATCAACAAAGGGAAAGAAGACATTTGGCATCTTAGGATTGCCTTGTGATACTTTTCTCAGTTGGATAGAGTTTCAGTTCGAGGAAGGGATGTCGTGGGATAACTATGGCATCTATTGGCACCTAGACCACATCCTCCCAGTATCAAAATTTGATATGATGAACGAAATCGACCAAAAAGTATGCTTCAGTTGGGCAAATTTCCAACCGCTTTACTCCCAAGACAATCTTAGTAAATCTAATAGTATCTATCTTCACAACTTCTTCAACTGCTTTATATCCGCTCACCGCTTTATTGCGAATGAGCAACTTGGTAGTCTAGAGTACCAAACCTTGACCGAAAGGTTGAGGTGGCTGAGAGCAACAATCTCAGGTATGGTAAAAAGCTCCTAGATGAACAATGGGAAATCCGCAGCCAAGCCCCTAAGGACGACACGTCAAGTCTATGGGGAAGGTTCAACGACTAAACAGTAGTGGGTATTCGATGACGGCCTAGACAGCCCAAGAATGCTTAAGATATAGTCTAGTCCCTCGCGCCGGTGGTCGCAAAATATCCCGAAAGGGAGGGTATTAACGCAACTTCAACCACCCCACCAAGTACCTGGCCTGGAACTTCAACAAGCCCGGCCCCCTGTCTTATGGCCAGTACACCGGCACTGCCACCCTGAATGCCAGCTCCAACGTTGTGTATGGTGATGTGCCCA